TTCTCCTCCTGCTGAATTATATACTTGGTTCATTTCAGCATCAGTTAAATCTTCAGAGTAACCACCTCCATCAACATCAGGATTGCGATCTCTGATTGCCATGTAAGCTTCTACTAAATCTGAACTAGACATCTCTTTAAAACGTTCCATCGTTTCTTCTGAGATAGCTCCTTCATTTTCATAGTACTCTTCGGATGCTTGAGTAATTAAATCTACACCATCAACTACTTCTTCAGGGTACTCATCTTCATCTAATGTAGTATCTTCTACTTCATCATCTTCATCTTGAGATCCTAATTTCTTTTGTAGGTTAAGGTATGCTTCTTCTAATTCCTCTGCGTTCTGATATTTACCAGCTAATAATTCATTTTCCTGTTCACCTAACTCCTCAGCTACACGAAGTGAATCTTGTTCTTCTTCTGTAAACTCTGGAGCGTCAGCTGGAGTTGAATCATACGTTAGTTTTTCCGTCATCTTTAAGTCCTTTAGCGGTGGTTACTTTTAGGTTTCCTAAACCAACTGTTGTTACTAGCTCAGGATCTGGTCCTATGTTTGCTCGAGCTGTAAACTTAGTTGGTGTAGCTCTTTCATTCTCTTCTACAAGAGACTCAGGTTTACTAACCTTCGGGAGTGGTTTCTTCGCCACCTTCTGCGGGCGGCTCGCCTTGGTTGTTGCCATTTTGTAATTGATCGTATCCGTCTTGTATCATGTTAGCCATGCCTTCATTCTTACTTGGGTCCATCATAGGAGTACCAGCTAATTGACCAGCTTGCTTCAACAGTTCTTGCTGTTGCATTTCCTGTTGTTGCTGTTGCCTTTCTTGAGCCATGGTTTCAGGTGTCTTAACTAAGTTAAGTACATCTATACCTTGAGCTGCTGCGAGTCGTTTAACATACTCACCGGGATCAAGGAACTTAGCCATGATCTCTGGTCCCATAGTTTGAGCAAGAGTTTGTGCGAACTGAACAAGTGACTGTTGGTCTTGTCCTCTACCTAAAGCATTAACACCAGCAACTATTTGTGGACGTACCACATCTTTAGGAATCTTTGGAAGCTCCTTGTTGCGTTGTAATATATGTAAGGTTCTGTTGAGGTATGGTATTAAGAACTCAACTGTAAGTAAACTGAATAGTCCACCTAGCTGTTGTTCTAATTCCATTTGCGTGAGGCGTACCTCTTCCGCAGTTGTTCTTTCGCTTTGCCTAACCTGTAGTACAAGGAAAGCATCTCCTATCCTACGTTCTAAGGTTTGCATTTGCTCTGCTGCTGTCCTGAAGTCAGCTGTTTTGCCTACCTGAATAACGCCAACATCATCAGGTCTACCCTGAACGATTGCTCCGTTACCAGCATCGGCTATTGTTTTTGGTTTTGTTGTCGAGGATGGTGAAACTAAAAAGACAACCTTAGCAGCTGCAGCACTACCTTCAACGAGAGCTTGAGATAATCCTTCAAGTGATCTAATGTCACCGAGGAACTCTTCTACTCTACCACGTCCATAGTCTTCTCCGTCCACTTGGTTAAACCTAAGGACGAGCCAAGGACTGGCGTTCTTTGGAGATGTGCTTCTAGTGTTAGGTATTATCTTATCAAATGCTTCTTGGTGCCATACCCATCGACCGTTGTCATCGAGTCGGACGTAAGTGTACACTTCTACGTCTTGATCATCAGATCCTGTCTTGTAACCATCGTCTCCGGGAGAGTTTGGTAATGATTCTGGCAGATCTACACCTAGAATCTTACGACTTATTAGTTCCTTTGTGACTATCTCACATACGTTCCCGTTACCATCTCTGTTTATAACAAAGCGGTTAAGAGGATAGTTTTTGAGACCGTCCTTGCCCATAAATATTAATGCATTACCTGAAACAATAAGATGTTTCAAAGCTTGGTGGACTACAACTCTATCACTAGAGGCATTAATATAATCCATAACCATCCTTTCCATTTTAGCAAAGGATAAATCTAATTCACTTTTTACTTCACGTGGAAACTCTTCACCAAGTTTATCATCTCTAACTTGAAACTTAAAGAAACTTGTTTGTGGAGGTATCAATGCGAGCATAAGTTTTGCTGCCAAATTGACAACTGACTTGGCTCCTACTGATTGCCATGGTGTATGTAACTTTCTGTGTGTTGGTTGTGAACTAAGATCTTCTTGTATAAGATACGGCAACGTTAATCTGGAACACTCAACTGCGGTATCAAGGAACTGTGATCTACCTCTGGTCAGTTGTGTGTATCTATCACGTGCTTTCATTA